CGACCAGTGACGGCAGGCGCATTACCCAGACGCAGGACGGAGGCAAGACATACGGGTACATACTTTCCGGTGAATCAAATACGGAGGAATACGACCTGCTTGTCCAGAGCGGAAAGGACGGAAGCGACGGTACCGATTACGAAAGAGTGTTTATCCATACCACGGAGGAAAAACGCCCCTCCACCCCAGCGACCTCACAGACGGATGATTATATCCCTTCCGGCTGGCATGATGATCCTATTGGCGTTTCCGAATCCCTGCCTTTTGAATGGATAAGCGAGAGGAAGAAGAGAAACGGCATATGGAGTAATTTCAGCACACCTGCTCTCTGGGCTAAATATGGATTTGATGGCATTGATGGCGCAGAAGGTGTGGCTGGTACGAGTATTGTATGGAAAGGTGATTTCTCGTCTGCTCCTTCCTCTCCTCAGAACGGTTGGGCGTACAAGAATACGACCGACAAGAAGTCGTATGTATATCAAGACGGCCAGTGGTATCAAATGACCATTGACGGAATTGACGGAAAGAACGGAAAGGACGGACTGAGCATCGTATGGAAAGGCGACCTGCAGTCTCCACCTTCCAATCCTCAAATCAACTGGGCATATAGGGACACCAATAACGGTCGTGTATACATATGGAACGGGACAGCATGGTCATTGATGGTCGTTGACGGCTCGGACGGTGCTGACGGTGCAGCCGGTTCGAACGGATTGAGCGTGTTCATAACTTACAATGACAGCACTTCCCAGCCTTCTGTTCCTACGGGAAACGGTACTACCGGAGGCTGGCATACGAATGCTACAAGTGGAGCTATATGGATGTCTCAGAAGGTTGCTTCATCCGCAAGTGATGGGACATGGGGCACGCCAATTAAAATCAAAGGCGATAAGGGTGATAGCATAACCTATATGGGCAGATGGCATACCGGGCTTATCGTGCCCAAGCAAAGAGTTGTCACTATGGGAGGCTCATCATACATAGCCAAGAAGGAGACGACTAATCCTCCACTGTGGACTGTTACGACCAGTGACGGCAGGCGCATTACCCAGACGCAGGACGGAGGCAAGACATACGGATACATACTTTCCGGTGAGATGAATTCTGCGGAGTATGATTTGCTTGCTTCAAAGGGAGAAGACGGAAAACCTGGTGCTGACGGGAAACCCGGAGCTGATGGCAAGCCTGGGGAAAAAGGAGAGCAGGGTATACAAGGGTGCATCATAAGGCATTCCAAATGGGCTGCGGGAGTAACATACCGCAACGATGAAGCTCTGACAAGCGGCACCCGTTATGTGGATATTGCCATGATAGAGAATCTGGCTACTATCGACGGATGGGACGTGTACAGATGCAAGACCACGCACACAAGCTCTGAAAGCAACAAGCCGGGGAACGCGACCTATTGGGAGAAGTTAAGCAACGAGGGACCCATATTCACGTCGCTCATCATCGCGAAGAACGCCAGTATTGACTTCATGCAGGGAAACCAGCTACTCATTAAGAAGAGTGACGGGAAGACTGTGACAGCAGGTCTGTCCGGTTCGGAAAAAGGCAGCAAGGTGCGTATCTGGGCTGGAGCACACGAGCCTGACGACGCCCCGTTCCGAGTGACTGAGAGCGGTAAGTTTGTCAGTACAGAAGCAGAAGTCGAAGGAAGCATTACCGCAAGGAAAATGAACTTGAAGGTGTGTACAAATTCAGACAATGAATCACCTAATGGTTCTATAATCCTTTATCCAAAGAATTTAGGGCCTCTTCCGGAATTGGAAGCTGGCACTTGCCAGGAAATGAAGATGTTGTTCCCAATTGCGACAAGGGTTCCCCTTTCCGTAACTTTAACGACTACATCTGCCAATGTGAAGATTGCGCCTAATGGCTCTATAATTGATTCTGTGTCAAGTTATGATATAGTAGATGCTTACGGATATCATGAATTAATCGGGTTTAGATATGCCGATGGAGACATTACCTATTGGTGTGTATTTAAAAAATGAAAGAGTATATGAAAGTATTTTATGAAAGCAAGTTAGCGAAATGGCTGCTGTGGCAGGGTTACAGCACCATTACATTGGGATGCTTCGTCTTCACCAAGAAAAGCAAGGAGGAGATGAAGCAGAGTACGCTTAACCATGAGGCGATTCATGTAAGGCAGTGGGAAGAATGCTTGATTGCTTCGGTAGTCCTGCTGACGGTAATCATGCTGTTTGCCGGGTTCAACTTATGGGCGTATCTGCTATGCCCGTTGTGGTTCTACCTTCAGTACGGGTTGGAGTATGTGATTTCCTACGTGTATCACTTATGCCGTAACCGGTGTTGGGTAAACGTCGGAAATAAGGCTTATGATAATTCCGCATTCGAGATGGAGGCTTATGCCAATGAGGACATAGACGGCTATCTCGATGTGAGAAAGCCGTTTGAGTTCATTAAGTATTATGGAAAAATATAGGATATAACAACAAGAAAGGAGGAACAACAATGATTTTGCAGGCAGACGGAGGGCACTACCTTACACAGAGTGAGGATGTGCCAATAGATGAAAGGGTGTTCGGGAATACGGCGTATATCAGCGACCCTTCGGAGGCATCCAAATATCGCCAGGTATCCGAAGCCGAAAAGGAACGCATGCTCAATGCCGGAACGATATTGGACCCGTCCGACTTGTCGGATGAGTATCTGGATAAGGTGGATACGCTGCATGAGATTATCAAGGAGAACATCAACACCGCAGGTCTGACGGTTGAGGAGAGCCTTAAGCATAAGGAGTATTTCTCCAAGTGGGATGAATTAATTGGCAAGACTGAGCCAATCGGATTCATGTTCTCCTACGAAGACACTTTGTATGAGGTAATTCAAGAGCATGAATTTGCCAGCCAGTGGGTGCCGGGTATAGGAACAGAATCCCTCTATAAGGTTGTCCAGATTGAAGCGTCCGGCACAAAGGAAGACCCGATAGCCTGGAAGCAGGGAATGGAGTTATTTAACGGCAAGTATTACACGGACAAGGATGTGCTTTACTTGTGCATCCGTGACAGCGGTATGGGCTTGTCGTTTGACCTTGCCGACTTGGTGTCCGGTGGTTTTGTGGAAGTGGTCGAGGAATCTTCCGGCGACACTGTTCTATAACAAGGAAACTTGTTCTTTTTCGGCTTTCCCGATGCCGTTAATTCGGGAATTTATTTAAACAAAAATGAGTTAATTATTTAAATGTTAAATTAGGGTGTCATGTTTTTAAAGCGGATGCCCCTTAAATGTATTAAGTATGGCAGAGAAGCAGGATATAGCAATGAATCAATTCCAGGTTGCCAGTGACGTATCATACGTGTATGGAGAAACAGCGAACGGCAGTCAAGCGAAAATATCAAAGAGTGATTTGAACAAGGCCCTTCCTGGGAATTTAGCTACAAGTATTACGCTCAACAAAGGAGAGAGTTATAATCTGAATAATATATCCTATAGAATGATTTATGTATGCGAAGTGGCGGTAGTTGGAGCGCAAGCATTACTGTCCTCAGCATATTCTGCTGTTAATAAATGGCAAGGTCATAATCTGTGGGAGATAACAGATACGGAAGGTAAATTATGCCTATTTTGCACAGAACCCGGAAAATTTGCATTGAAAAACAACTATCAAAATGGATGCACATTTAGAGTGTACATGTTGTAAGTAGTTACCATTCTTTCTGGTTTTTCATTCTTTGCTCAAAGTAACCATATCCTTTGCCCCTTAAATGTACAAGGTATGGCAGAGGATATTAAAATGAATCAGTTCCAAGTGGTAACGGATGCGGATTATGTGTATGTAGAAAAAGGAAATAGCCAAGGGAAGATTGGGAAGAGTGATTTTATATCCAAACTTCTTGCTGCATCTGGATTGGATAAAATAAAAATTATATCTAATTCTTGGGTAGCTATAAATCAAAAGTTATCTCTTGACTTGAAAAACGGATTATATTTTCTGATAGGTTCTGGAAACTTTGGCTTTTGTGATTTAGTATCTGTATACAGAAACGAAATTACCGTTATAGCAAATAACGGTTATGGAACCCTAATCGTAGGAAACGACGATATATCGGATGGGCAACATTGCATTTACATAAATGAAACTGATAATAAAATAGAATTTAAACAACGCTCTGATACAATGAGTGTAACATTTGGAGGTATCATTGCATAAAACAAGTATGCATATATTACTTTGTCAAAGGACTGCATTTGGTCTCTCGCTTCTTTGCCGTATCTCTTGCCCCTTAAATGTATTAAGTATGGCAAGTGATGACATAAGAGAGGACCAGATGACCCCAGTCAGCAGCGTGGATTATGTAAGAGGCTTGAAGGGTAAGGACAGCGTACTTGTTACTCCAGCCGAATTATTGGGCCTCGTGTTTCAAGGAAGAGGCAATGTATCTTCCAATATCGATAATTATACAAAAACCGGATTTTATGGAATAAACGATTCCGTATATAAAACTGGAGTGATTAGTTATGGAATGTTGCTTGTATTTAGTGGAGTGAATGTTGCAGAAGCAGCTGGAGGAAATCCTATTGTGCAAATTGCCATTAATGGGTATCACCCAGCCGTAGCAATGAAGGTACGGGTACGTTGGGAAAGTACTTGGAGCGGATGGAAGTCAATAACTCTTACCTAATCTGATAATAGTATTTATTACCCGTTCTGACCGATATGGCCGGAACGGGCATAACCAGAAGAAAATCCACATGGCTTGCAGAACCACTATCAGAAGGTACCAATCCTTTTTAAGACTATGGATGTTTCAGTGCTTCTGTTGTTTTTGATAAAAAAGCTACCATTTGTCGTTTTTCGACCGAAAACAACACCTTTAGTCCCATCTGTATAATCACAGTAAAAATTTGAACCTGCATCTGACACAAAACCTTTTGAATAGGAACCAAAAGCAAATATAGCAGTTGCTGCATTGTTGGGGGATGCAAGCAAATACATACTGTACCCCAAGTCACCAAGGTCTTTTTCTTCACCTGCTGCCAGCGTCAGGTTAAAGATGTATATTTCCATTGCATTCATTACCTCTTCCAATGTCGGACTAATACTGTTGCCGTTTGCATCCAGTCCACGCAATCTTGCAGGTGTTCCACCAGCCATCGCATTCTCTTGAATATCTTGTTTCTCTGCCATATTCTTACATTTAAGGGGCAAAGGATTCGGCAGAGAAACATAATGCTGCTTGGTTATAATCTATTTATGGAAAATCTTTGAACACTACTTCTTAAATTTGTAACTCTTATGGTTTTACTGCCGTCTTTTATTTGCTCTATATTAAATAAATTCCCTACGATGTTGGACGAATCAATAACGGCTTTAAAATCTTTTTTATAATAAGCTAAATGGAATAGGAGACTGGAGCCATCAAGTTCCTCGCTGACAAATAGAAATATTCCATAATAAGGAAGAGGAATATCTACACTGCCTTCCCCTACAATACTATATTCGACTCTTCCTTGTCCAGCGCTTGCCATCCCTTTCTCTTCCATAGTTGCTACTGGCATTGCGCTTGCCACCTCTTCCAATGTTGGTGATATACTGTTACCGTTTGCATCCAACCCACGTAATCGTGCCGGAGTTCCACCACTCATTGCATTTTCTTTAATATCTTCTGCCATAACTATTGCATATTTAAGGGGCATCACCTATACACCACTTCCACCCCCATTCTCTTCAAGTGTGCATCCAGTGTTTTTATATTACAATTAAAGTATCGGGAGATAAAGACCTTGCTTTTCCCTTGCTTTAGCAATTTTATGATTTCTTTTTCGTGGGGGAAAAGCAAATGATGATGGTGCCGAATAGACTTGAGCTTCTCCTTGTTCTCCTCAAGTATGGCAGGCTTGTCTACATCAACAACAATGCCTTTTTCTCGAAGTGTGTCAGCTTCCATCAATCGGTGGCGATATTGGTAAGCGGCTGCTTGGTATTCAACGTGTGGCGCTCGGTCGGTTTGGATTCTTTTCTTGATGATGACTTTTCGCTTCTTTCTTTTTTGAGGAACGATTCTTTTTTCTGTGGGGATGTCCTTGGGCTTTCGTGGACGCGGAGTATAGTTCCTAACTATCAGTCCTTCTCTTTCGAGATGCTTGTCAAGGGTGCTGTACTGGCACTTGACTTTCCGGCAGATGGCTGCTTTGCTGTATCCATATTCGACCATAGTGCGTATAAGTTCTTTGTGTTTGTCGAGCTTGTGCCGGGAGTTTGTCCCTCCGGTTTTCCTTCCGAGTTTCATTCCAAGCGATTTTTTTCTTGCCAACGCTTCTTTCGTGCGTTGTGAGATAAGGCTGCGTTCTATTTCACTCGCCAACGAGAATGCAAATGCTATAACGTGGCTTTGCAAATTATCGTACAGTTCAAATCCTTCCTTAACGGTTATTACTCGGATTTTCTTCTTCATCAGATTGTCAAGGATAGACATAACCTCCAGCAACCGTCTGCCTAATCTGGATATTTCTGAGGCTATAAGGGTGTCGTCCTTCTTCATCTTCTTTAGTAATGTCCCGAGCTTTCTCTTGTCCACATCTTTCATTCCGCTTATCGTTTCCTCGATGTATTGGTCTACATCTATCTGCCTTTTCCTGCAATAATTCTCTATCTCGAACCGCTGGTTTTCTACTGTCTGCTTGTCTGTGCTTACCCTAATGTATGCGTAAATCATTTTTTTGTTATAAAGATAGCGATTTTGCCGAAAAAACGAACCTTTTCCCGATTGTTCGTTCTGCGTCCATTGAAAGCTTCCTAATCTGCTCTTATAAGGTTAGCTTTGCATGTGAAAAAAGTTTGGATTAGTATGGTGTTTGACAGAATATTAGTATATTTGCAGTACCCGTATGAAGATGTACGGCACCGTAACTATGTACTTGTATTTGTCCGACATATATCAAAGCCTCTGAGCTGATGTTTTTTTGCATCCGGCTCGGGGGCTTTTGTCGTTTTTGACAGACAAAATTTTGGTTAGTTTGAAAAGTCAACATAAAAGCAGGTAATATGACAGATTTAGTTTTTAAGGGTCAGAATGGCCAAGTTTTAACCAATAGCCTTTTGGTGGCTGAGAAGTTCGGAAAAAGACATGCCGATGTAGTGAGAGCTATTGAAAATTCACTCACAAAAGGCAGTGAATCAACCAACGCAAAATTGCGTTCGTCCTTTGTATTAAGCAGTTATATAGATAATAAAGGAGAGGAACGTCCCATGTATATAATGGATAGAGATGGTTTCTCCGTTATAGCAATGGGATTCACTGGAGATAAGGCTATGGATTTCAAAGTAGAGTTTATTTCCGCATTTAATGCAATGGAGAAGAAGCTAAAAGAATTGTCTGCACCTCAGACTTATGCAGAAGCATTGCGAAGACTTGCGGATGAGGTAGAGGAGAAAGAAAGAACAAAGGCTCTTCTTGAACAGAAGACCGAGCAGCTTGATGAGTCCAAGGAGTGGTACAGTATCAAGCGTTGGGCGAAGGAGCATAATATGAACTGGCGTTCCATCAACTGGCGAAAGATGAAAGCTCTATCTTATGGGCTGGGATATGAGATAAAAAAGATATTTGACGCCAACTACGGACGGGTGAATATCTATCATGTCAATGTGTTTAAAACCTACTTCCAGTGAAAGAGAACATGATAACCCAGAGCATCCCCGGGGGCTTCTCCGTAATAGCGAGCGGATTTATAATGGAATCCCTTGAACACATGATACCGTGGCTCATAGTCTCGTTTTCAGTAGTCGTGTGTGACTTGGCTTTCGGAATAAGGAAAAGTCTGCTGATGAAAGAAGAGGTGCGGTTTTCCAGTGCCATACGCAGGACGATGGGAAAGATGGTGACGTACTTCGCATTTACATGTATGGTCGTTATGATAAACATAGCTTCCGGCAGCAAATGGAATATAGATGTGTATTCATGCCTGCTTGTTTGTTTCATTGAGTTCTGCTCGATTATCAGTAATATCCTTACGCCGAAAGGCTACAGCTTCAACATGCTAAAGGCGCTGGGGCTGTTCGGGAAAAAGATGCTTGATGTTGACAAGGAGGAGATGAGTGAAATAATAACTAAAGATAAGGAGGAAAATAAATGAAATTCTTTACAGTTTCAGAATTTGTAAGAAGTGAGACAGCGGACAAGAAAGGTATCGACAACCGTTTGCCAAAGGATTTGCTTCCTAATGTTCAAGCGTTGGTGAATAATGTGCTCGACCCGTTACGGGAAGCGTATGGGAAACCTATTATTGTCACCTCCGGGTATAGATGTGAGGCATTGAACAAAGCTGTAGGAGGATCCAAGACGAGTGACCACATGAAAGGTTGTGCTGTGGATATAGTAGGCACACCTAATACGAAAATGGAAAACAAGAGGCTTTTCAATCTGATACAGTCACTTAATTTACCCTTCGACCAATTGATTTGGGAAAAAGGCAATTCAATTGGTCCAGACTGGGTTCACGTCAGCTATCGGGAAGGGAAAAATAGAAAACAAGTGTTGGCATTATAGATTAAGCGGCAATGTGCTTCCCAGCAGACTACCGCCAATCTAACATACACATTACGAACAATAATACATTATAACATGGGAAGTGATGAAAAAGTTCATTAAGAATAATATGCGTTTGTCAGAGTTCAGAAAGCTTGTTTTTTGGCTTGCCGTCGGCTTGTCCGCTATGCTGTGGAGTATACTGCTTTCCTCATGCGAGAGTATAAAGTATGTCCCGGTGGAAACGGTGCGTACGGACAGCGTATACAATACCGTTTACCAGCATGACAGCATATATATGCGTGATAGCGTATATATACTTGATAAGGGGGATACTGTCTATCAATTCAGGTATAAATATCTGTTTGTGGATAAAGTCAAGCATGATACGCTTTATATCGAAAGGACAGACAGCATTCAGGTTCCTTATCCGGTTGAGAAGGAGTTGACCCGATGGCAGTCCTTCAAGCAGGAAGTGGGAGGTTTTGCTATTGCTACCATAGTAGTGGTACTACTGATAGTTTTTGGGAAAATGGTTTATAAACTTAAGAAAGGAGGCTGATATGACTTAGCGTTATCATCCGGGCGAGTAGAAGCGCCCATAGGAAAACTTATCGTACAGATGCGCTCTTTTCGGGGCTTAGAGTAAAAAGAAAGCCCCCAACGCTCAAATAATTATTGCCACATAAAAATTTGAAAAAGCATAAGATACCGCACGTTGGAGGCTTAATATCTTCAACACGGTATCTTGTGCTTTGTTCATGTATATATCAAGTTTTATGTGGCAGGGCAAAGATAAGCATAAAAATTAGAAAAAGCTATGTGCAAATCAGAAATCTTTGCCGAAACACTTAATCTCGTCTCGCAGGAGACGGAAATTCCAGTCAATCGAATACTATCCTCGGATAAGGATACGGAGACTGTGGATGCCCGCTATCTCCTCGTATCCCTCCTTGCCGATAGGGGCATGTACCCTTCACAGATAGCAGTTCATATCCACAAGACCAAACGTGCGGTGAACTACATGATTTCCAATTTCCATGAACGCATGGAAGGTGGGAAAATGTTGAGAATATATTGGGAAAACATTAGGAAATCGTTGGGAAACAATTGATTTACATACCGGTATTAAGTATATACTTTTGTGATGCGGTTGATATTGACCGTAATAACAAAAGTATAAATCTCTATGGAAAGAACGTACGTTTTTAACCAGGACGGTGGAGCAGGTTCAGGCAACGGGCTGCTTGCATCCATTCTCCCCTCCCTGCAGAACAGAGGAATCGACACCGGCTATCTGATGGGCCTCATGGGAGGCAACGGCAACGGTGGCTTCTTCGGTAACAATGGTGGCTTCCAGGACATCATTGCGCTTATCGTGATTGCAGCCATTTTCGGCAACGGAAACTTCGGATTCGGAGGAAACAACAACCAGGGAGCCAATGAAGGCCGGGAAATGATTATGCAGACACTTAACCGGAACGGTGTCGACATTGCAGCATTAGCACAAGCTGTGAACACATCATCAGACCAAATCCTTGCCGGAATCAATTCTGTATCACAAGCTATCTGTGGCCTCGGCAACCAGATGGGACAGAACACCAACAGCATCATTACAGCAATCATGCAAGGCAACAACGCTTTGACATCTCAAATCTGTAGCTGTTGCTGCGACATGAAACAGCTTGTAACCACACAAGGCTACGAGAGCAAGTTGGCTCTGTGCGACCAAACCCATACTTTGGTTAATGTGGCTAATCAGAACGCTCTGTCCTTGCGTGACGGTGCGACGGCCAACACCCAGGCTATCATCGCCAAACTGGATGCCATTCAAAACCAGGCATTGCAGGACAAGATTACTGCTCTTACTGCGGAAAAAGCCACTTTAACCGCCGAAATCTCCCAACGTAACCAGAATGCCACCATCCTGAATGCCGTAGGCCAGCAGATTGCTCCTTTGGCTGCAGGTTTGCAGGCATTGCAGAGTGACGTTGATGGAATCAAATGCAAGCTTCCAAATACTGTGAGTGTTCAATACCCCAATTTAACCGCTATTAATACAGATTGTTTCCGTGCAGCCGCCTACGGTGCATATATGGGTGACGCTGTATACGGACGTAGTGGATGTGGTTGCAATAACTACTGGGGTTAATCCCGGTGAGAAAGGAGGTAATCATGTGGCCTAACTTTTTTACTGGATTCCCTTTCCAGTTCCCCTCCCTCGGAAGAGTGAACTACAACACTCTCCCTACGGTGGCTGTGACGGTCGGTACAGAGAATGTCACTTTGGAATTGCCCAATCATGCGTTCCGTAACCGGGACTATGTGGGCGGTTTCTATGTCAGTCTCCGTCAGGCGATACCTGCAGGAACGACGGCTACTCTGCCGATACTTATTGGGACCAACGGGGACACGAGACCGTTGCTGGCTTACAACAATGAGCCGGTGACTGTCGGAAACCTTGCCGGGACCGGTATCTACGAAATCCACTATAACAAGTACACCAATGAGCTGTTCCTTGTCAATGGTGGGTATCGTCCGACAACGACAACGGCTCCGACAGCCGAAACAATCGCTCAGAAGAGCAAGTAGTTAACATGGGGTTTTGTGGCTGTCCGGGAAAGCCGGATAGCCGCACACTCCTTTAAAATCAAACCAATATGTTTCAAAATCTACGAGTTAACAGTACATTATATCTTCTTCACAGAGGGGCAAATCCAAGTTTGGAATGCGGGCAAGTCGTTAATGTAAGCCCTATAAAAACTATATATAAGACTGTTCCCAACATGCCTTATCCACAGCCGGTCCAGGTTATTGATTTTGTCGTGAATATAAACGGGCAAAATGTTAATTTGCAGGAGATACCGGCTAATGCCAATATTGCCGATGATGTTAAAACGGGGATGCTGATTACTGGTTCAAGAGACGAGATGAACACCGAGGTCCTTACTATGAAACAGAAGAGTGAGGATGTTCTAAAAAGCGTGGAATATCATCAGAACTTTCTTAGGGTATGTGACCAGATGCTTGCCATGCTTAACCCTGAATTTGCAGCCAAGCAACAGCAGGAGCAAGAAATATCCGCATTGAAAGGGCAAATGTCCAATATGGATAAGAACATGCAGGAGATGAGCAGGAATATGGCTGACCTCATTGCGCAAAACCAGAAGTTAATGGAACAGCTCGGAGTGGGCGAAACATCCAAAACAAAGAAATGATATGGGAATGTGGAGAATATTAGACGAATGGCGTGACGATTACGAACGCAGCTTCGGAATGAGAGACGATGATGTGGAGGAAGCCTACAAGGAAGGATGCCGCCACGGTTACGAGAAAGCCATGCGCAAGATGCAGGGCGGTGAAATGGGCTACCGTAATGACGGCGGTTCCCGTAGCGGAGGTTATAGCGGCTCTGATATGGGCGAACGCCGCATGCCGGGGTATTTCCCGGAATATCCTATGTACGGTGAGCGTCATGGAATGCCGCCCTACGGTGACGAAATGGGCGAACGCAGACGCAGACGCGCCAACGGTGAGTTTTATTGATAATGGAGGGGTGGAATGCCCCTCTTTTTCTAAATCTGAATAATTATGGGACAAAGACTGGATATTTACGATAGATTTCCCTCCGGCATGGAGGCATACCTCTCGCAGTATGGATGGCATTTCAGCAAGAAGATGTGCGACTGGGCTGTATCCTGCATGAAGGTGGAGAATAAAAGTACCGGCAAGAAGGAAAGGATTGAGCCAATCAGCAAGGAACAGTTGGATGAGCTTCTGAAAAAATATAATATCAAGCTGGATAAGGATGCCGGGTACGACAGCTTGTACGTGGCAAATATGGCGAAAGCAGACTATTACAAGAGTTCGATTGCCGATGAAGCGCATTTGTCGCTGTTTATAAAGGACTACATGGATGACCCGGACGGATACGACGGTCTTCCGTTTACCCGTTTCTATGCAGACTGCATAGGTTCCGGCAATCCTATAATGTGGTCGGAGATGATGTAGCCTATGATAGTCCAGGACTTTTATATACCGGAATATGACTGGGAAGTAAGAGTGTATTATGCAGTTGACTGCTACTACACCGGCAGAATCATGGCAGACCTGCGCCGTGTCGGTTGCAGGGGAGCAGACCTGATGGACGCTTTCAGGAACATGCGCTCCTGCAATCTGAATACCGGCATTACCTACTCCAATACAAGGGACAGACAGACCGTCATGGTGATAGCACTCACTTCCTCACCGGGCGAGTTCCAGAATTCATGGGACCATGAGAAGGGACATCTCTGCCGTCACATATCCAAGGCTTTTGGGATTGACCCATACGGTGAGGAAGCACAGTACCTTTCCGGCGAGGTTGGGCAGAAGATGTTCCCGATAGCGAAGAGGTTCTTGTGTGAGCATTGCAGGAAGGGGCTGGCAAAATGGTGACTGTTCCATTTTCTGTAGCACTTACATTTTGAAAGGACAGTACCAATTCTTTCCACTTATTTCCATACTATAAATAATGCTAATGAGAAGCGATGATTTGGACATATTGATTGCGCAGGCCGACGACCGTTGCTATTCGGATTACTGCCGGCTTCTGCTGGTCATGCTATGGAACGCATAGAGCGTATTCTTGACTGGCTGGTGCCTATCGCTGTAATAGTGAGGGTGATATTGTTGTGTATGTATGCGTGAACTTGATAGGTCCTTGAACTAATCTACCCTTTGTCTCTCAACCCGTACTTCCTTATGTAAGTGCTTATGGTGGAAGCCGCCACGCCCATCTCATAGGCAATGTCCTTGGACTTCATCCCGTCGTTTACCATCCTCCTCAGCTTGTCCATGTCCACAAGTCTTGATGCGTGTCCTTTTACTTCGACAGCAGGGGCAAGGCCTAACGTCTTGCGCTTTTTTGCGGCATATTCGGGAGTGCATTTGTCTTTGGTCACGTATATTACGGTACGGTGGTCTATGCGTAAGGGATACAGCTCCTTTTCCACCTCTTTGTGCATCTCCGCGAGGCGTTCCACGTCCCCGTTGACCGTTGTGTCAATCTTCTTGTATTTGTCATCAATAGGGGCATGGAGCTTTTTCAGTCTGTCTACTTTTCTCATGATTTCAATATATTATTCCAATCTTGTGATACCATTTGTCCGCGTGGCTGAACCATCCAATCATGAACGGTTTGCCGAAGAGGTTTACTTTGTATAGTTTACTCATGAATAATTCGGCTTTTTCTCCGGATTCTGGCTATGCCTGCTAAAACGTCCCTGCCAGCATTCAAGAGGGACACGTTGCATAAAGTTATAACGCATCCCCAATTCCTCCCATTCTTCGCAATACTTCTCCAATATAACCGACATCTCGTCAAGCATACGGACATAGGCTTTATTGACTTCAAGACCACGCTCTATAATCGGAATTGCCCTCTTCCATTCCTCATCAGTAAGCAGATTGAAAGACAAGGAAACACGGACAGCGGCTATAATTTCATCTGTAGTCCAAAATCCGTTGCCGTCCTTAACGAAATTATTGATTATTTCATCGTCAAAGTCTTTTTTCAGCCTGCTCTTGAATGCCGCAATGTTATGCTCTCTGAAGCCAGAACTGTATGTTGTGTAGATAAGCCTTCGTTCGTAATATTCTGTTTCCGGGTAATCTTCAAGTCTTTTCCCTAATAATATTATCTCACGTTTCATAATCACTTTTCCTATTCTTTAATTTGTTATACTCATCCTCAATACATTTATTGATTTTAGCGGCCTCCTCGTATCGTTCCTCATTAATCATTGCGCTTTTCAGCCATTCAAGTTGGTTTATATAAATGAACCTATTACACTCTGAAACCATACGGGTGTATTCCCTTATCTCATTCAGCTTGTCCTCCATGCGTCTATGCCATCTGCTTACCATGATTAGGACAAATCCTAATGCAATGGCATTGAATAAAGTGATGGAGATTTTAATTATCAGTTCCACGGTTTCCATAATCATATTAATCAATCAGTTCAAATTCGTAAACGAAGACATAAGGGTTGGACTCCCACGTACCTTTGCCGGAGACTTTATCTATGAGGGCGGCAAAGGCTTCACGAGGGGTGCAATAAGGCTGAATGTCCCCTTTATAATAATAAGCATCCATAAAATGTGTATCTGCACTTCCGCATTGTCCTTTATAAATTCCTTCTTTCAAGCAATCTTTATCGGAGATGTCTTGCAATCTTTCGATTTTGATGTTGGTAATGCGGATATGGTGGGGCATAAGGTCAGCGCGGACAAACATCTTATTTTTCCAACCGGATGCGAATTTAGTTTTAGTATAAAATCCTATTCCGTCCCTATCATTAAGTGCAATTTCGGGATTCATCCCTAAACTTTCATAACTTTGCGCAATGGAAAGAACTTTACCAACCTTGTATTTTGGTAATATCTCGCCCATATCAAACTCTCTTTCATCTGCATCATACATACAAGGCCAATCAACAATCTTTTTATCAGAATGGCGTCTGTGTATATTGAATCCGGCGACCCATTCTCCTTTAAAAGTTCTTGGACATTTGATTATTCTTCTCGTCATAGTCTTCCGACCATCCAATACGGCTTGGGTTAAGCTGTATTTATCATTAAACATTATTTTCTTAGCCATATCATATAAGTTTTAACGCTTCTTGTATTCCTGCTTCAAGTGCTTCTTCGTAGGATTTATAATGGATAATAGGTCTGTCCGACAACCCAACTAAATCATGTTCCGGAATTGTCAGTATATCATATGTCCAATAGTCTCCATACATATAGGATATTTCGATATGAAGTTTTTTGTTTTCACGCAGCCACTTTTGGACGATGGACTGAGTAGGAAATTCTATATCAGTAAACATACCTTTCTCTTTCAGCAGCTTCGCTGTCTCTAATGTTACAAGTTCTTCGGTCATGGTTGTTTCTCCTCTTTTCTTGTTTTGATTTATAACTCTTTAAATTCCTGCTCCATCCGGCACTTCCTCACGTAAAGTCCATCTATAATGTACTGAGTACAATATTTAGGAAGAGTGATAACCGCAATGTCACCAGATGTCTTGACGGCATCGCGATACACACAGCATTCCCTGCTGCTTTTCAGGATTGAATCAAGCAGGGAATCACACTTTTCAATCTCTTCCTTAAGGACTTTGGCCCTTTCAAACGATTCATTTTTCATAATACTTAAAAATAATAATGAGACGTACACAGAGGAGGGAAATTAATGGTTGCCGCACAACCATTAATTTCTTGCCAGAAATGTTCCTCCTCTATTTTTACCCATGAGGACCACAACAAACCGTCCATATCCCTGCGTACATAGAAAGGCGGCCCGTAAGGGTCACATACAGCCAATATCTGCACATGGCTGTCTTTATTGTAGGACACAACTTTCATTTTGGAGGAATCGAACAAATCCCCCTCTATTTTCTTTCCCGGACTGATGTTGAACGTGTAACTAAAGTCCTTATGTACATTCAAGGTCTTCCACGGGTATTCCGGGAAATCTATTATTCTCAGGTCCATTCTCACTCCTCTGTTTTCAGTTCAATCTTTTCTGCCCGTCCCCACCAGGAGCGCTTGTTGTGCTCTTTAATCAAGATTTCCAGCAAGTAACGCTTATATCCTTCATCAGAAACTTTTCTACGTTCCGTGAGGACCTTTTCTTGTAGAGACTTTACTTCTTCGGCAAGCTTCTTGACATAATCATCTTTCAAGGGATATATAGTTCTTTCTGCTTTAAAAACACCGTAACTCCCTCGTGCCTCATTAAATTCGGCAAGTGTATTCCCGTCACCCAACGCTACGACAAGCATGGAAATACTTTCCGCGCTTATTTCATAGCGCTCTTTTATACTGAAGGAATCAGGCAGTTTCCCGTTCTTGATTTCTATTCCGTCCACGTTGAATATAAGGTCCTTGCCGTCAAAGACCACCTCTTTCTTGTTCTGTTCCATGATACTAATCTTTATTTATAACGTCATTGATGTTCCACTCTATTTGAGGGACTTGAATCTTTTGGGAGAATAGTTCAATCAGTTCATTTACGGTAGCCTTGTGAATAGTATTGGCATCCACTTCGATATCATTGTAAGCCCAATAAGTAGAGAACTTGATTTCCGGACACTGAATCCATTTATCTCCATCGGTAAACCATTGGTTCTTGTCTATATCGTCCCTCAATGCAGCAATGGCGAGAAACAAAGATTCGTTGGTTCCGCAATTAATACTTCCATGTTTTTTCAAAGGATGCCCATTCCTTATCACATGGTTCTCTTGGGAGAGTAAAAAGAACCTTCCATTGTGACACATTATAAAATCATACTTGTTGTCATCATCATCTGCATAATATTTAGGCTTACCATGTGAATAGCCCAAATATTCCAGTTTCTTCCGAAGCTCCGGTGTGTTTTTGCGTATAAAGCACGGTGTGGTAAATCCCATAGTCATTCTCCTTTTAAAGAATTATTAAGCATATCTTCACAATGCAACTTATAAGCATAGGCAAACATTTTCAAAGTAGTAGGCTCAAAGTGAAAATCTGCCTGTTTGCCTTCTACTACAACAGAAGCACATAAATCTCCATCACAAAAATCAATATATATCACAGCATCATTATCCCCTTTGATAGAAAGGGATTGTGTCTGTACACTATTCATGATTCACCTCCTTCTTTGCTATTCGTTGCAATGGATTAAAACTCACATTTACTTGTTGTACTCCATCTATAGCATCCCTTATATTGGTACATTGTAAACTGCTCAAAGCGTTTGACATTCTAAACGCAGGAATTACCATACAAATATCAATTAGAACGTCTATCAACTGTTCTTTACTTAAATGTTGCAACTGAATCTTGATTATATTCCGTATCTCTTCATCATTCATGGTTATTCTCCTTTCAGTTTCTTTATTAGTGAATCAGCAAAACCAATACTCCATTCTGCCACCATATTTGAGTCAGCATCCATTATCTGTTGATGTGGATTGCTACAGAATCCTTGCATTGCAGCCTTTGCCAGTTCATAACGTCTTTGTTCCCAGTCAATTTTCTTTTCTTCCATCTTTAACCTCCTTGTCAACTTTAATATATCCTTTCTCTATACACCAGCATAGCATATAATAGGCGGCATCTATCAACCGCGGCATTGTTTCCGAATGCAACGTTTCATCCTCCACATCTATATACTTGAATACCCACAGACTTGCTTGTTTGAATATATACAAATCATATATCTGTATAGATTCCGGCAACTTGTCAAGAATATCCTGTAAGGTATAAGTAGGATAATAACAGTCGTAATTTGTATCGGCATCCAAAGAGTTTACAACCATATCATCTTCATAAGCTGCTTTCCATTCCAAACACATACTTGCATCATTCGTATCTAATCCAAACTCCTGCAAGTGCTTCATTTGTTCGATTGATAATACTTGTTCTGTTTTCATAATTCGTAAGATAAAATTACAACCGTTAATGCAATGAAAATGATTGCTACTATCAAGGCGATAGATAGACATCCCTTTTCGTATTCTTCATCTTCCGATGGTGTGTTTTCACTATACCAATCTAACGGATGTTTTGATTTCATTTCTCACTCCTTTCTTTCTCCTTTTTAGCCTTGTCACATGCCTTTTTTCTCATTGCATACGGACATTCGCAATTCCCGTATCTTTCGTTATACCAACAGCAATAATTACACTGGTGCATTATTTATTCCTCCTTAATTATCGGTTCATTTATAGTAAACTCCCCTCTAACATCAACGGGAAGTATGTTGGAAATACTCGCACGATAAGTTTTACCATCCATCGCTTTATGTAATGGATGTATTTCTTTAGGCATAGGAGCCGGGCATTTCCTGCAATGTCTTACCATTTCATAATGTCTATTTTGCCCATTCTCATCTTTGCTTCCACAACATTCACAATGAATTGAATAGTAGAAATAAGTACGTTCCAACTGGTCTTCCTTTCCGCATATTTCGCATTCGCCCCATTCTATTGAATTACACATGATTTATTCCTCCTTATCTATTTTTACTCCATTACGATATATTTCTCCAACACTTTTAGGTTCTTCACGGGAAAGTGTAACAGTTACTTTGCCACGGCACCTAAACTCGGCATTCGTTATTTCTGATTCCGATACCAGGTTTATCCAGCATAGACAATTATTTTTGAAATCATCTTGACATAAATTACGTAACGAACATTTTAAACAATCATTACGTTTTGTTTCTACTAATTCATACAGCACTCCGTCTATTATTATTCCGTTCTTTACTTCCATATCAGTCTCCTTTCTCCTTAATTCGTTCCAGTACATCCTTGTTTGCTTCAAATATTTCATCAAAGGAGGGAATAGGTGTCCACATGTCACAAACGTAATCGCCATAATCTTCAAATTCAAAATCCGGCAATGTTACAACACGAGGTCTCCCACTTGGCATAGGTATAATAAATCCGCTTACAATGGCTTCATTTGATACCATTCTACAAAGAACAAGTTCGTTTTGCTCCGGCAACCGTTCCTTAACGCTTATCCACGGAGACTGCCTTGACTGCCATTCGGCACCAGCGATAAACGACTTATAACTTTGATGGTGCATTCCGTTAGAAAATGCACCAAGAACAGATGCATCTTCACAAGTTGAAAAACCATTCTGATGTTTTATTGCTGCTTCTTCTAAGGTCTGTTTCATAATCAATGACTTTTAATTTTCTTGTATTTACCACACTTCTTGCAGAAGTAGTGACGTACGGTGTACCAACTGCTATCGCCCCAATCATCAACAACTTCTACTTTCCTTTCAAATAAGAATTTCCACTCATGGCAGCAGAACCATTTCTTTATTATAGCATCAATTAGGCGTTTCATAAACAATTGTTCTCCTTTACAATTCTACCATCATCTTTCAAGGTGTATATATCCCCTTTATACGCCAAAGCGCAACACCATTGGTGGGCATACTTCAAATACTGATGCAACTTGTATCTATATGGGTATTTCAGCATCTTTTTTCTTATTCTTCGTTTCATTTCCTTTTTGATTTAACCTTAATCGGATTACTCTTTGTCCCCGTACCGAAGCCTCTTTTTGCACATGTTAATCTCAATTCATTTTCCTTCTCTAATCAATCAGCCTTTATCGCATTGGCGATATTATCCGCATCCGACAGCTTTCTTGCCAGCACATCAAACGCTGCCGTACATCGCCTTGTATTCATGTTCACCGTTCTGCCGATTTTGAGATTGTCGGAGGCAAGGTTCATCAGTCTTGCCACATTAGCCAGTTTAAGGTAATCCAACATAAATCCGTTGAACTTTGAATCCTTCTTCTTGAGTTCTCCTATCCGTTCGTCGAACTGTACACAAGCATAGTCGCACAACGTCCTTGCCAGTTCGAACTTTGAAAGTTCTGCGGAATGGGATATTCCGTTGTCATCAAGTGCCTGCTTGAACTGCCAGTATAGCATATCCACGTGCTTGTTCACTTCCTCCACATACTTGTCGTTACATTCGGCAAAGAATTAGCTGCGGTCTGAACCGATGATACCGTTTACGGTCTGCTCGCATTCCCTTCTCGCTCTGTCCGCATCGTTCAAGTATCTTTTGAATGCCTGCTTGTAGTGGGGTGTGCGTTTCATCGCATGAATGCATTCGATAATCTGTCCGCAACAGATGTCGTTCGTGAACAGAATGTTGTAGGTGCAGAGGACCACAAGGTTCTCATACTTGCTTATTATTTTGGTTGCCGTTTCCTTGTTCATCTCTTATACATCTTGTCGTTCATACTTCTGCTCCTGCTCTCCTTGGCAAGTTCGTCAATCATACGCTGGTACTTCTTTGCCACCAACGGGCGGCGTATGCGCAATGCGTTATCATGCTGCCATTCCATAATTCTATTTTCTTTTTAAGTTCTATGTCCATAAAATCATCTTTTGTTGAATTTGTCACATATCCTCCCGTACCGGTTACATGCGCACACCCTATGGTCCTTGGCCTTGCATAGACAAGAGTTGTCTACGAAATCTCTGGAGTATGAGCATTGGCGGCAACGGACGGGTGCAGGTGGTATATCTTTTTTCTTTGCCATATCAGAATGGATTTTCATCTACCATTTCAGAAGTGGTGCTCCCAAAAACGGGAACCGAATCAAGATTATAAAACATCGTCGTAGAAGGATTAAACCCACATATGAATTTCATAATGCCAATATTACGTCCCTTAGCAATATCTATCATTGCGGTGTTTTTTGTACTTACATTGGAAAACTCCTCCGGATAGTTTTTCCCCTTGACTTCCGGGCGGTATATCAGCATAACCACATCGGCTGCTTCAGCTATCTGTCCGCTATCCCGTAACCTTGCAAGGGAAGGTACCGGGTTGTCCTTGTCCCTATTGAGCTGGGAAAGGGCGATAATCCAAATATCCAAATCCTTGGCCAGGTTCTTCAAACGCCTTGCCACGTCACCCATCTGCTGCTCCTTGTTGGCCCCCTTCATGTTGACATTGAGGATTTGCAGATAATCCACTATCGCGCCATCAATATCATGCTTCAGTTTCATGTACCGGATAGACGAAATGATGGTGTCTATGTTTGATGTGCTTCTATCGTCAAAGTATATGCCTTTACCGATTATATTTCCGATTCCTTTGTCAATAGCTTGTATCTGTGAATCGGTAAGCCTTGAATACATGATTTGATTGGACGGTACTCCGCTTTCCATAGAGAGAATACGAGCCGCAATTTGCTCTTTCTTCATCTCCATTGAATACATGGCTATCTTTGCATCCGAAATGCTCGCATTTCTCATCATAGACACAGCAAGGCTCGTTTTCCCTTGTGAGGTTTCACCTGCGACAATTATCAAATCAGACTTCTGCAATCCTCCGGATTTGGAATCTATCTTCTCAAATCCCGTCGGAGTTCCAGTAAGCGGCTTACTGCCGGATAGGTTTTCGTTAATCATTTTGTACACATTTTCAATCCCTTCATTTATCGAAGAAATTGTAGTACTGCTTGATTTGAACAACGAAGCCATGTCGTCATTGACCTTTTTTGCGACATCTTCAATGTCTTCGGCTTCCGTATATGAGTTGGATACAAGGTACTGCCCAATGGAGTAGAATGCCCTTCGTATACGCAAGTCATGGAGTCTCGAGGCGTATTGATACAAATCGAAAGTATGGCAAGATACAATCTTCATGTATTCAACTATGTCAAATTTCACTCCGTTCTCTTCCAGCTTACTCTTGACGAAAATAAGGTCAGCCCTATTTCCCGATGATACAACTTGAAGTATCGCCTTGTATATTTCCGCATGGAAATGGTTATAGAAGCACTCTTCTGAAAGAATGTCCCTTACTTGCTCTATCGCGTCACGTTCTGCTATGATAGTGCCGAGAACAATTTTCTCTGCTTCCTCGTCACGTAATTGTATATCAACTTCCATTTTGATATTCGAATTGTTTTAAGACGGCATAATACAAAACATCCCATTTAGAACGTATATCTGACCTGCCTTCAATTGTGCGCAATGCGCTTTTAAACATCTCATTCCCGTATTTGCCCCGTAGTAGCAAGAACTCTTCCTCGGTAGGCAGCCGCATATTTGAAAAACAATACGGAGCTTGCCTCTTGATGTACGACAAGAATTGGTAGTACCCTTTCTTGTCCTCTTTGACAGACAACAATAACTGTTCGTTCGCTGCCTTATACATGTCCGTTTTGGATTTCCCGAGTTCAATATCCAGCCACCTGACAAAATGAGCCATGCCGTCTTTAGGGCTTTTACGGATTTCTCCCTCATTTTGAAGTTTTTCAAAGAATTTTTTGAGATATTCTTGGAAATGTTCCAGGGTAAAGTCCGGATGTCCGGCAGACCTCTTGTTCATTACAACGGTTTCTATCCATGAACTATTGGTGGATAATTCCTCATAACATTCTTTCAGAGGCTTGTCTGATATTTCCGTGAGAAAAGCATCTACTTTATCTCCATTAGGAGATTCATTATCATTAACATTATCATTATCATTAACAGTTAGATTTGTTGCAACTTGATAACATTTGTTAGATTTGCTATCATTTGTTAGATTTGTTGCAACTTTATTGTAGCGTTTATTCATTGCTTTTTTTCCTGCTTCGCTTCGTTTTGCCACAATATCATTGTACTTGCAGGTATTGTAATCTATTTCTTTTTTAATGAAGGAGAATGCCATTTTAGCCATTGGTTTCAGCTCCAAAATTGTCCCCGACGCAACATACTCAATAATTGCATCGTACACTTCAAGTCTGACCTCCGATGGGTAACCTAATAGTATCTCTTGCCATTCAACATTAAAAATGAAAGATTTCTTTTTTGCTTTTTCTGCCATTTTCTTTACTGCTGTAATTGTTGGAAATAGATAAATGTTTTCTTTCCATATACAAATGCAAAATGTTTATCTCTCCGCTTCTTGGGCATTTCGGTATATGCTCTATCTCTTTGACAACTTCTTTGATTGAAGGAACTTTAAAACTATCTTTTATCATGCATCTTTCAAATAGTCTGTTACCACTTCTATAAACTCGTCAAGCGAACGGACTATGACATATTTAGCACCGATACTCTCAAACTCTTTCTGATACTCTTTCTGGTTCTCTGACTGCCTGCCAGTCTTGGTCTTTAGCTCAATCGCAAGAAAATTAAACTTATTATTACTTTTTAGAAAAATCAAGTCCGGAAAACCTGCCCTCGTTCCCATCTGCTTAAATTTAGCAGCCTCAATGGCATTACGTTTCCCCCCGTTAGGAGAGGAGTGCATTAAAAGTTTATACTTACTATATTTCAAATCAAACCATTTAATGCAAGCCTTCTGTATTTGTTCTTCCAAATGTCTCATACTTAAATGTAAATCCCTTATGTTGTTTGTATTCTCCTTTTAATGTTCATTTATTTAAAAGTTCAATGACTGTTTTCTTGAATTCCTCTTCACTATCACATATGATGAAATCGTCAGAATCATCGTCCTCCTCATATCGAAGTCCGTCTCTGTACATCTTCATTTCCCCGAAAGAATTTGGATATGGGGCGGTCAACCCGTTGTAATCGCAGCAATCAGGATAAGTTTCAAGCGTAAGACCCTGTTCCTTTAACCACGTCCTAAGTTCGGGAGTGTTTTTATTTATGTATGCTTCTTTTTTCATATACTCATGCTAATTTTACTTCTATCAATGGCTTGCACAGTTCAACAACTCGTTTACAATCCTCCACATCAAACATTCCTATGTGGCAAACTTCATGTGGTATTCCTAATTGAATGGATAACCACAAATAAGCTTTATTTCTATTTGATGTATTGGGAATATGTTTTTTCCAAATTTTATTGATAAGACTGGTTTTGGCTATCTGGTCGAAATAGAAATGAGCTTCTTTCTTTGCTTCCCTTAGTTCCGCATTTGCCAAACGCCCCAATGCTTGGTCTGTACCTTTATGTACGCCTACATAAGCCTTGCAATCACGACAGAGATAAATCATGCCGTAAGAACGTCCATAGATTACAGAACTATCTACGTATTCGGTAGGCTTACCGCAATAAGGGCAAATCTTACCAGTTAATATTTCATCCATAATTTTCCAATTAAAAGCCCCGAAGCGTATTCTTCGGGGCACAACCATTATTTACTAACCCTTGCCATTTATGTGTGGCTCACATTTATGTGGAGATGGGGCGATTCGAACACCCAATTAAGGACTTATCCTTTTGCGCTACTTCTAAGGTTAATTACTCCTTATATCTCACGTACCGTACTTTCTACCATGTGCACCTCTCGAAAGTCAAAAGCACTCCACTGCGCACCCCCATTTTCGCCCGCCCCATCTTCACAGACCGGACAGGCGGGTTGAACAAAAAGTTCAGTCGAAATTGAAATTATCTTCACCGTCCGGCATTTCTTCCGGCATATCGTTGCCGAAGTCCATCGGAATGAACCAGTCTGAAATAAACTCTTCCATTATATCAAGTCGATTATCTTTGTTTTAACAATGGCATCCAATCTCATGTCTGACAAACCTTGTGCAAGGTGTTGCTCCATCAAAGTGTTTGCCTCCTTTACATCTTTCGCACAAACCAGATTATAGTATTTCAACTCTTTCTCCTTACCGTTCTCATCAATCTGAGTGTCTACAATAGTAGCCTTGAAAAACGGCTTGTCTTCTGTCTTTTCATTGACTATCTCAATAATATTTGAGCGTGATATGGAGAAAATATCGCATTCCATATTGTCGGATGCGTACTGTTCAAGACCTTTGGCCTCCGCTTCTGCAAACAGTTCACAGTCTGTAATGAAGTGTTCTTTTACTTCCTTTTCTTCTCCTTTGTCATTGGTCTTGTTGACCTTCAGCTTTAGTTCGTAGTACATTATTGTTCTGTTTTAAAATTTGTCTTTTGATTTTCTTGCTAAGCTTCCCGACAAAACGTCCGTGCTTCTCCGTCGTTCCATCGGGCAGACATTCCTTGTAGGAGTAAAGCAGCTTTTGCAGGAGAAGCACTTCCTGTTTTGTGAGGGTGAGTTTCATTGGATTAAACCTTATAAGTTAAAATGGCAGTTGGTCGTCATCTTCAATCTGTTCATTCGGAGCTTCCACGGAAGCAACCGCATTGCTTGAACCCTGAAACTTGGAAGGCTTAAGACCGCCGATATAAATTTTCCCCTTTGCCTCCGATTCTGATTTGTGTGCTTCTTGATATTCTTTTGATAATGATTGCTTGCAGTAATGAGTTTCACCGTATTTACTCGGCTCCCTACGCTCATTAATATTAATGCCAAGATAGACGGCTTTCGCTTTTAGGTCATCGCCCATGCTTACGTACAAATCGTTTTCTTCTATCGGGATAACGATACACTTCTTATTTCTGATTGTTGCTATGCCTGCCTTTTCAAGCTTCAGCAAATCTATGCTTCCGGTTAAATTCATTTCTTTTTAAGTATTTGATTAATAATTTCATTTGCAGCCGTTATACGCTTCTCAAATTCGGCTATTACAGCTTCATCCCTTGTTATCTCTACAATGTGAATGTTATGCTTCAAGAAAGGGCAGAAAACGACAAAATCAGCCTTGTCCAATCCCGTACACGCCATTTCCGATTGCACTTGGTAAAAATATTTAGGATTAACAGCTTTCAGAGTTTCGTTATCCTTAACCTCTGCCATGTATTCCATGAATGTTTTCGGCAGTGGAACCTTTATTTCTACTACCTTTCTTAACCCGTATTTAACTGCTATACGGTCTGGAGAAGCGGAGAAGAAAGGTATTGTCGGGTGCTGAATGCTCTCACACTCTTCAAGTTTGCACTCTGCAACAAGCTGGTAACGTTCTGCCGCAAAGTCCTCATTATTGTGTCCGAACTCTATAAACTTGTTGTTGATGCTTACTTGCTGTTGGTATATATCAAACAGATAATCGTCATCGATGTATTTCTGCAACAAATCTCTCTCTGCGCACACTTCATATATATAGGAAAGGGCTGTCTTCCCGAACATTTCCCCTTTCTTTCCGCTAGTCATAAGGTCTCCGATGCGACTACCCGTTATTTTACCCAACCGCTGCTTTAACCATTCGCTCGAGCCTTGCTCTATCATTGCGCCTCTTGGTTAAAAAGTTTTCCGGTGCTTTCATCCACAACTTCCGCTTCTTGCAATGCTTCTTTCATGGCATTACGTTTAGCGTCTGCATTGTCCGGATTGTCATCGTATGATATTTCCGCTTCATCAATATCCTTTTCAACCAAATTGTCCTTTATTACGGCTTGGTCGAAAGTCTGTGCACGTTGCATATCAATGCTTAGAATACCGTATTTGGAGATAAGCATTTTTAAAACAGTTTTCTTGCTCATTGAATCGAAGTCCGTAGCCCAAAGACCACCGCCTCTTTTATAGGTCTGAGAGAATTTTTTCCCATGCTTTTCACATTCTTCGCGGCTCATGTACATGTATTTTTCGAAGCCGTTTGTGAGGGAGAAGTAGGCCATATAACCAACAATCTTATCAGATACCTTTTCGCCAAATATGTATTCTCCGGTAAAACGATTCTCGTTCTTTATTTCTCCCTCGTAGACTTCGGTAACGTTTATTGTCTTGTATTGACCGCTACGCATGGCCAATTGAATCATACCTTTATATCCCATCTGGAACTGTGCGGAATTACCATAAGGAATAATGTAGGCGAATCCCAGATTTGGATTAATAGGCAAATCCAATGTAGCTGCGATGACTGCGGCATTCATGACCGATTGCGGCTCTGCTCTTTGAAGCAGGGCATTGCTGTTTGCTACTGAGAGAATGGAACTTATGAATCCTGGGGCTTTTGCACCAAGTATTTCCCTAAAGCGTGCTTTTACGCTGTCATTGCTGAGCATTGATTTCAATGCTGGAAGAGTTGTACTCATAATAATATAAATTAAATAATTGGTTTGTGGGATATACGGGACTTGAACGCCGTGACCTGTGCATGAACCTTTAAATAATACCATGACAAAACTACAAATACCAATACCATGCACCGCTCTGCCTCTGAGCTAATATCCCGGATGGCCGCCCGTCTTCGCAGATTGAACGGCACGAACAAATACTAACATTATTTTCTAAGCGCAATCACTCATTGTAAGTGATGTATATCCCAAGGCACGAAAGGGATGCCATCAGGGAGAACATGAATGCAGGGAACACTTGCCCCACATTGGTTACGGCTACCGACCTTACCAGCAATACTACTGCATACAATAGGCAAAAGGCAAAGAATACCGTATAGCAATTTATCTTTCTCATACAAAAATGATTTCGTCTTTATAAACCTCGATAAAGGAATGCTTTCCAAACTCTATCGTTACCTTGTCACCACTAATGCTGTATATGGTCCCGGTTCTGTCTTCCCAGCCGGGAGCGTTGTACTTGACTTTTACTTTTTTCTTTCCCATATTTATATTGTTTTTAATTGATGTTCCTAAAAAAGAGTCCGGTCTATTTTCTCAAACCGACCGGACAAAAACTAAACTCTAACTTCAATCATTCATGTTCCCCTGAACCAATCCGATTGGCAACATCGCGTTATTGTCAGGGGATTTCCTTAATTTTGCATTGTCACATTTAAAATTAAGAACTTATGAAGTTTTATACTATATCCAATGATTTGTCCATATCTAATGATGAACGTTTTGGAAATTATGACAAATACACAGTATTTGAATTGTTAAGAAACATTGAGCGCAACTTCTCTATTTGCATTGGGAAGATGCCTTATTCCAATACTCCATGTAAGATATTGCATCATCCGTTACACCCGATGATAGCCAATGTTCCTTATGAGAGGATTATCTTCCTTTCCGTTTCTCATAACAACATGTTTGAATGGATTTACCAATTTTCTCATGAATATTGCCACAACATTATTAATGGCACAATGAACGGTGATACGGGAGGCCTTTCGTGGTTTGAAGAAACTGTATGCGAAATTGCATCCATATATCATGTAAGAAGTATATGCAATCAATATCAGACATCTGATTATTCATATTTACGGATGTTGGCTGAAGACATCCAGAAGCGCAATCATGATGCCCTTCTTTCTCTGCCATACCATACCACTCATCAATCAATCCGTCATGAACTTCTCCCTCAAATTGTGGAAAATCTTCATCGTACTCAAAGCCACGATATAAATAGGCGTTTATACCGTGAGATAGCTCAAATAGTGACTCCATTGTTCGAAGAAAATAAAAACCTTTGGAAGATAATTCTTCATTTTGGCGACTCCCGTCAGTGGAATTCGCTGGAAGACTTGTTTGCTCATCTTCAAGAGACGTCTGATGACAGTTATTCTGTTTCATTGAAAAAGTTGCACGATATGTTATTATAGTTTTAATGTTCCCGTGGGCGTTCCGGTGGTAGCCTTACTGCCCTCCAACATCTATGGAGGACCACGGGATAATTAAATATTACTTCAATTTTCTGATTATATCACCGCCATAAGAATCTTGAGTCAACTCTATAAACTCATGTACGGTGTAAGCATCCTTATCAATGTCTATACCCTTATTGATACAGAATGCCAACCTTCCTTGCTTGCACGAACCGGTCAACACATGATGCCAATGGAACAATTCTTTAGCCGATACCTTTTTAGTAAAGTCTGGAAAATGCTTTTTAAAAGCTTCTAGTCTTTCCTCCTCGGTTGAATCGTCATACAATTTTTCTTGAAGTGAAGCAAAGGCCTCGTGCAATGTTTCTCCATGAGCGAATTTCCCATTCTCTTTTACAACAAATGTCTCAGTCAATGTAAAGTCATCGTTCAGTATATATCCTTTAGCTACATTGTCATGAACATGCTTGATAATTGTAGGAATATCATCAATGATATATACTTTGTCGCCATTGAATGTTTTAATTCCATAGCCATAGCCAAAGCCATCGCCATCGCCATCGCCATAGCCAAAGCCAGAGCCATCGCCATAGCCATAGCCATCGCCAGAGCCAAAGCCAGAGCCAGAGCCAAAGCCAAAGCCATCGCCATCGCCAGAGCCAGAGCCAAAGCCAGAGCCAAAGCCAGAGTATATACTAAGAAACTCTCTTATCTGTTCTTCCATACAGATACCTCCTCAATAGATTTTATTGCTTCGTCTGTACAAGGTATTATTTCAATAACCCCCAGAATTGTAATTATCGGTACGACTAATGTGAATTTGCAATCATTCGGTCGTTTTGTCCCTTCTACTGCCAATTGGCTGATAGATGCAGCCCCATACCAGCACCACAATCTTCGGCAGTCTGTCAATGTAACTTCACTACCATTCTTTTCTTTCAACGTACCGAAAAATACACCGGCTCTATCAGCGCGGATAATAACTTTTTTCCCAATCATAATTCTATATATTTAAAGATTAATAAATATTGGCTCGCCCTCAACGCAACAATGCGTGTTTAGCCTTTCAGCATACCCGAATTTGACGGGAGGGGAGATATATCAATAAGCGTGGTATGGTCGCCTACATACTATATGTATTTCCAGATAAATCCATAAGCAGTTTTTCTCAAACCTTTGCAACACTTTCTAATGGTGCTGCAATCATAATTGTTTTCATCGCAAGCATCAGCTATACAATTATATTCTGTGCGCGAGTTTAAATCAATAGAGTACCTTATTATTGGACGATATTTTCTATTTCTTGTTTTATTCTTTTCCCTAGCTTCAATTACTTTTATTTTAGTTATTTGATTATTTACATTTTCCTTCCGAGTTGCCCATCTTAAATTAGAAACCACATTGTTACTCTTATCAGTATCTATGTGGTCTACTTCTCTTTTGTTTAATGGGTTTCTTATAAAAGCGTTAGCAACTAACCTATGGATAGTTCTATAATATTTATGCCCATTTCTACTTAACAATATATATAAATATCCATTTCTGTTCCTTTGAGGTTTCAATACATTACCCTTATAAAAATTATATTTTGAACAATCAAAGGACTTCCTATCAATAGATTTAACTCTACCTAAGTTGGATACCATATATTCATCTTCAAAACCATCAATATTTTTCCAAATCTCTTCCATATATCATAATTTTATTGCGCTCATAGAGTAATTCGATTACTTGCATCGCGCATAACTATGAGCTTTTATAATGTATAGCGTACGGACGCCTAACCCCGTTTTCTTACTGATGAAGACGATTTTTCGGACTAAACATTTCCATAAAGCACCATACAACCGTATAATGCCCACCGTAAAACGGTGTATTTTAGAATACTACTTTGAGCCTATTATCCGGTCACGGCTTTCCAGCTACGGATAATTCTCGTTTCGTTATTTGTTTCCTCAGTATGTCAAAGACCTATCAAGTGCTCCCGTCCGGTCCTCGCTACCGGAAGCCGTTCAATCCGACCACGGGAATGTTTAAAGATTCATGTCCATATGCTCGTATCGCCAGCCGAGCATCGCGTATCCTATATCATGGCTATTGCATTTCCTGCCTATAGGTTCCCTGCCGACAAGGGAAGCGGTGTATTCGTCCATCTTCATCTTCGCGTCAGCCCAAGCATCCCTCAACGCGTGCCCGAAGGAGTACCACCGGAGTGACTTGTTCCTTCTGGAATAGGCAAAGGCAAGCTGCATGATGGCTCCGTGGTTGTATCTGCCGTCAACTACAAGATTGTAATCCCTTGATTTCATCTTTCGAGAAGTTTTATCAATGACGACTTCTTGAAACGAAGCACTCTCCCACTCTTGCTATGAGGAACGGTGTCTATACGGTTGTATAAAGTCCCCAGAGACCAACCGAGTAATTCCGCAGCTTCACGGGCACCAAGCCATTCAGAAGTTTCCTCTTCAACAGCTTCCTTTACAAGTCTTTTCACGTCATTACGCATAAGCTTGTACAACTCCTCAGCGACTGCTCTTGCTTCTGAACGGTTCATTTCTTTTCGATTGCGGTTATGGTAACCTTGAAAGTTTTGGTATCAATTTCCACCTTATATCTCTCTACATCCGGCCTTGGAATTGCCAAAGCGGTTCTGTAAGCAGTTGCTCTCGCAGAGTCACATTCGTTGTAATTTGACAGCCATACAGTAAGAGAACTCCCTGGCTTTATCTTCGAAACTTCTTCTCTTGTTACTTTCATATTCTTTCTTTATGTAAATTTTCTACATTATCTTTGTTTTTTAATAGAAAACCACTATATTTGCCTTCGGATATAGTGAAAGCGGCTTTTATAGTTGCTCCTATTTTTTTATGCCTCGTTGTTGTCGTTCTTTCGTTCCAACAACACCGCAAAGATAGTACATATATTTTGTACTCAAAAGAAAAAGTACAGAAAATATGTATGTTATAAAACATGTTTAGCCAAGGCATAAAAAATAGGTCTAAAATTGGTCTTTGAAATGTTTACAATCGGTTATAGGCTACTTAAGCAGCTTTGTATTCTCGAATGAGATTTGAAATAATGGTATATATTTTATCAAGAAAATGATTACGTTCAGCAATTTCAAGTTTGGACTCATCACGCCTTATTTTCTTGTAGTTGCGTATTGATATATGGTATAGGTAATAAAGCTGGTCGTAAATCTTATGCCACACATCTTGCTGTCTCGTATTGGTCGCTGAAGCATATTTATTCACCAACTGACGTATTTTGTCACGCAAAGGCATTTCCGGAACTTTCTCTGATGAAACTGATACAGCCAAAAGCAATTTACCGTTTTCCTCTCTTTCTTGTTCCATTGCATCTAAGCGTTTTTCTACATTTTCGATGCGCATGCTTTGTTCAAGCAAAGCTTGTGCGGACTGAACAAGGATTTCAAGCTGGGATAATGGTCTCCGTTGCTCTTTCAAGGCTTTTTCCATTACGTTGAAGGCTTTGATATATTCCTCCTTGAAGAGTCCTGCTTTCTTCCCGGTATATCCCATAACAAGAAAAATAAAACCGTCTTTCGTCATTATGCACATGGGCAACTCCTTGTTTTGTTGACTAATATAAGAGGACACGCCAAAATTGGCGGCTCTAAATTCATCGGAACACGAGAGGTTCTCAATATCTCTCATCACCTTGCTATGTTCTTTGCAGAACTTTTCAGCCACCAAAAGACTGTTGGTTAAAACTTGGCCATTCTGACCTTTAAAAACAAGTTCGTTCATAAGCTATAATTTAAAGTTATATTTTCAAGTATTTATAATCTAATAATTAACTTATTAAGTAAAAGTCTCACTCGGTTAAGGTGCTGAATGCTGCATAGTTTAGCCCTTAGAGGGTTTTACGCTCCTTGGCTATAGCAGCATTAAACAGTCATCGCTCGTATAAAGTACGCCGTTTTTAGCTGGATGGCATTAACAAGTTACCATCTTCCCGGACTTTTCGCTTACTTGTAGCTGTGCAGGCATCCCGGTTTCGTTTGCCTCTCGATATCGCACGCCTTTCGCAGTATCGAGTTTAGGAATACAACCCTCTGTCTCTCTGCTTATGCAGCCTACCGCCGATTGTATAACTGGCTTTAAATAGAAAGCCCCGTAATAGGTACGAGCTACTACGAGGCAATCATATATAAACTCCATAAGGAGAATGTTTAATCAATGTCTGGTAACATCTCGTACTTGTTACGACGGCAAATGTAGTACATATTTTCTGTACAACAAAATAAAAAAGTGAAAATTATGGATGATGTCACAAAAAGGTTTTTTGAAGTACTTGACAAAGTCGGTATAAGCGGAGCCTCTTTATGCAAGGAGATTCCAAATTTGACCCAACAAAAACTTTCCAATGCAAGGAATGGGAGAAACAGCATACAAATAGATGTCGTAAGCTATGTATGCTCACAGTACAAGAATATAAATCCCGGATATATATTGACGGGAAGAGGAAGCATATTTTTTGAAGAAGGCTTACAATCTGAAAGTTCAAAAGTTAACATTATTTTAAACAAGGAGCAAAATGACACAAAAAAGGACTTGGAAATAGCAGTAAGCCAACTCGAAGATGCACAAGACACTATAAAAGTGTTAAAGAAAATAATAAATAAGCAACTTTCAGAAATTGAAGAGCTTAAAGACCCTTCTAAAAAGCCTGCCTAGTCATAAACAATGGGCAAAAGCCAAATGTTATCACACAAAAGCCGGAACAATAATATGGAAAACCTAAAAAAAAGACTAAAGGCTGCTGTAGATAGCATCATGGAAGAAAAAATGGAAATTGCAAGAATCTTATTTAGGATGCAGATTGTTTTATGTGATGAAAAGCACAACACGGACAGTGGCAGCGCATTCAATCTGCGCGATTTAAACAAAAACCTGATAAATGGAAAAGGAATCAGAACACAACGAAAGAGCGATAGACCGGCTGAAAATATTCGCCCAATATGCAAGGGAAGAACTTAAGTTAGTAAAAGGATTCAATTCATTCGAGGCTTATTGCGGTCTGTCCAATAATTACATTAATTGTTCGGACAGAGGAGGGAAAACTAAAGGGAACATAGGCAGTGATAGCATTGCCCGTATTTCTGAGGCATTCCCTATGCTTAACATTAAGTGGCTATGCACCGGAAAAGGAGAAATGATTGACGACAGATACGATGCTGAAAAGAAGTTGGAAGCTATAAAAAAGATACTAATGTGATACCCTTGTAAAAATATCCAAAAGAACAAACTGAAAATCAAATAAATATATAACACAAATTAATCCCAAGCGGTTCACAGAGAAAAAAGCCAGAAGGCTACAAACATAAAAAAGTCCTACAATATCAACGTATTGTAGGACTTTTTTATGTTTCCATCTTACCACGAAAAGAAAAGATTGGACATCCAAACAGTGGTACAATTGGTACAGTAGGTACAGCGTCTCTTCTGCTTCACACACATGCGCTTATGTACATTGCTTTATAACGCGTACATTATTTATATACATGCGTGTGTGAGGCAAAAGGACCGCTGTACCCACTGTACCAACTGTACCCATCAACCTCACCTTTACACTGCTCAAGTTCACCTTTACGCGACTAAACCTCACCTTTGTTCACG